CGAGATGTAGAGAGGTCTCGTGGGCTCGGAGATGTGTATAAGAGACAGGTGAAAGACACCACCCTGAAAATGGCAGGTGTCTTTTTGCATTGGCAAAATAGAAAGGAAGGGGGTGTCAGGACATGGGATGACAGCAAGACAGGAAAGATTTTGTCAAGAATTCATTGCATCAGGAAATGCAACACAGTCTGCTATCAAAGCAGGGTATTCTGATAAGAATGCCAAAACACAGGGTGCAAGATTGCTGATGTTGGATGAAGTGAAACAGAGAATCAAAGAACTTCAGACAGAAGTCAAGAATGATAAGATTCTTGATGCTATTCAGATGCAGGAAGTCCTGACATCAATCATTCTAAAAGAATCTGAAGAAGAAGTGATTGTTGTTGAAGGATGTGGTGATGGTATTTCTGAAGCAGTCACCAAGACAAAAACAGCATCCAATCAGGACAGAATCAGAGCAATTCAGCTTCTTGCAAGAATGCAGGGAGCATTAGATAACACAGCAACAGTGAATGTTGTCCTTCCTGTGTTTGGGGGTGAAGATGACCTTGAAGAATAAACACAGGAATAATGGGAAAGGAAAGGGAAACAGAAAGGAACAGCTAAAAAGAAGACGGAAAAGACAGAAGAATCAAGTTCCAAAGACCAAGAATTCTTATTGGTGTATTGATGGGAACTTCACCAATCATCCTGTTGCTTACTGCACACATTATCATGGTGTATTGACACAGGGATTGATGGATGTACATAAATGCAAAGAACATGGATGTTTCAGGTTAAGGGAAGGTGATAAATTTGAATAAAAAATATTATCATCTTCCTGATATCGTTGGAAAAGGATATAAGAAGTTTTGGAACTTCAAAGGAAGATACAGAGTTGTAAAAGGAAGTCGTGCTTCCAAGAAATCAAAGACAACAGCACTTTGGTACATTTACAACCTGATGAAATATCCTGAATCAAATCTGTTAGTCATCAGAAAGACCTTCAGAACCTTGAAAGATTCTTGTTATGCTGATTTAAAATGGGCATGTCACAGATTTGGTGTTGACCATTTATGGCAGTTCACATTGTCACCTTTGGAAGCAACATATCTTCCAACAGGTCAAAAGATATATTTCAGGGGATTGGATGACCCTTTGAAAGTTACATCTATTGCAGTTGATAAAGGATGTCTGTGTTGGATGTGGATTGAAGAAGCATATGAAATCATGTCTGAAGCTGATTTTGATATGTTGGATGAATCAATCAGGGGTGAATGTCCTGATGGACTATGGAAGCAGATAACACTGACATTTAACCCTTGGAATGAACATCATTGGATAAAAAAACGATTCTTTGATAATCCTGACCCTGATACACTTGCATTGACTACTAACTATTTATGCAATGAATGGTTGGACAAAGCTGACTTGCAGGTGTTTGAAAGGATGAAAAAGAACAATCCAAGAAGATATGCAGTTGCAGGTCTTGGTGGATGGGGAATTGTTGATGGTCTTGTGTATGAAAATTGGAAAGAACAGGCATTCACACTTGATGATGTAAGGAATTGCAAAACAAGATGTGGACTTGACTTTGGTTATACAAATGACCCTTCAGCATCACCAATCATGTTTCTTGATTTGGAAAATAAGAAACTGTATGTGTGGGATGAACTTTATAAAACAGGTTTGTCCAATAAAAAAATATATGAAGAACTATCATCAATGGGATATGGAAAAGAGAAATTTACAGGTGATTCTGCTGAACCAAAGTCCATTGATGAATTGAAATCCCTTGGACTAAGAATCAAGGGGGCAAAGAAAGGAAAAGACAGCATCAACAATGGAATACAGTGGATTCAAGACCTTGAAATCATTGTCCATCCAAGATGTGTCAACTTCCTGACAGAAATATCCAACTATACATGGGATAAAGATAAATTTGGAAACAAACTGAACAGACCAATTGATGATTTCAACCACTTAATGGATGCAATGCGTTATGGATTGGAAGATGACATCATTGGAAATGCTTGGTTGTATTAGAAAGGATGGTGAAGAAATGTGTTAAAGGAAGATGAAATTCTGAAGTTTATTCAGGAAGACAAGGTGTCAACCAAGAAGAACCTTGCTTCCATTGGTCAAAAATACTATGATGCAGACCATGACATCATGCATTATAGAATGTTTTATTTCAATGCTGATGGACAATTGGTTGAAGACACAACAAGAAGCAATGTCAAGATTTCACATCCATTCTTCACTGAATTGGTTGACCAAGCAGTGCAGTACATGTTGTCAGGTGAAAATGGAATCATCCATTCTGATATTCCTGAACTTCAGACAAGATTGGATGAATACTTTGATGATGACTTCATCTGTGAATTGAATGATGTTCTGACAGGTACAATGGCAAAGGGATTTGAATATATGTATGCTTACATGAACAAAGATGGAAAGCTGTCATTTGAATGTGCAGATTCCCTTGGTGTTGTAGAAGTCAGAGAAAAGGACACAGATGATGGATGTGCCTATGTGATTTATTGGTATGTGGACAAGCTAACCAAGGAAAACAAGGTCATCAAAAGAATTCAGGTGTGGGATGAAAATCAGACAACATTCTATGTGCAGGAAGAAGAAGGAAAGCTGATTCTTGATGAATCAGAACCAATCAATCCAAGACCGCATGTGATTTATAAGAAAGATGGTGATGATTCCATCTATTATGAAAACTTTGGTTTTATTCCATTCTTCAGATTGGATAATAACAAAAAGCAGTGGTCAGGACTAAAACCAATCAAGGATTTGATTGATGACTATGACATCATGTCATGTGGTTTATCAAACAACCTTGCTGATTTTGACTATCCATTGCATGTAGTGAAGGGATTCCAAGGTGATAATCTTGATGAACTTCAGCAGAACTTGAAGACCAAGAAAATGATTGGTGTTGATTCTGATGGTGGTGTGGAAGTCCACACAATAGATATTCCATATCAGGCAAGACAGGCAAAGATGCAGGAAGATGAAAAGAACATTTACAGATTTGGAATGGGATTCAATTCTGCACAGCTTGGTGATGGTAATGTTACCAATGTTGTTATCAAATCAAGATATGCACTTCTTGATTTGAAGTGTAACAAGTTGGAAATCAGAATGAAGCAGTTCCTGAAGAAGATTGTGAAGGTTGTCATTGGTGAAATCAACAGAATTGATGGAACTGATTATCAGGTCACAGATGTTTGGTTTGACTTTGAAAGGGAAGTCATGACCAATGCACAGGATAATGCACAGATTGAATTGACTGATGCACAGAAACAGCAAACACAAATCAATACAATCCTATCACTTCAGGGTGTTCTTGATGATGAAACAATCATTCAGACCATCTGTGAAATCCTTGATATTGATTATGAAGATATCAAAGACAAACTTCCTGAAGATGAAGAACAGGATAATCAGCTTGCACAATCCACCTTGGAAGGGATTGTTCCTGAAGAAGGTGGTGAAGACATAGATGAATAAGACTGAAAAACAGATTGCTAAATATCAGCTTCAGCAGGAACAAAAGACCTTGCGTGAATTGAAACAGGTATATGCACAGGCATCAAAAGACCTGCAAAAATCAATCAATGACCTGAATCTTAGAACTGATATGCAGAATCTTCAGTCTATTATCTATCAGGTCAAATATCAGGAAGCAATGAAGAAACAGATTGATGGTATTCTTGATAAGCTGAACAAAGGGTCTTATCAAACCATCAATGAATATCTTCAGGATGCTTATCACAATGGATATATTGGAAATATGTATTCTTTGCAAAAACAGGGAATTCCAATCACAGTTCCAATTGACCAAAAGAAGGTGCTGACTGCACTTCAGACTGATTCAAAGCTGTCTTCCAAGTATCATTCAGGTGATATCTTGAAAGGAAGGCTTGCTGAAGATGTCAAAAAACTGAAAGTGACAATTAGGGCAGAGTTATCAAGGGGAATTGCAAATGGTGAAACATGGCAACAGGTAGCATATAAGATTGCACTTGGTATGAATAATCCAATGTCAAAAGCCTTGAATATGGCAATGAGAATTGCAAGAACTGAAGGTCACAGAGTGAATCAGCAGGGATTCCTTGATGCAGGTACTGAAGCAAAGAAAAAGGGTGCTGACATTGTAAAACAGTGGGATGCAACACTTGATTCAGTTACAAGACCTTGGCATCAGGAAGCTGATGGTCAAATCAGGGAATGGGATGACTTCTTTGAAGTTGGCGGTGAAAAGATGAAAGCACCATCAATTGGTGGTTCTGCAAGGAATGTCTGCAATTGCAGATGTCAACTTCTTCAAAGGGCAAAATGGGCATTGGATGAATCTGAATTGAAAAACCTTCAGGACAGAGCATCATTCTTTGGATTAGACAAATCAAAGTCATTTGATGACTTCAAAAGGAAATATTTGAACCTTCCCAAAAACGCTGATACAATGAAGGTGAAACCATCAGTCGGTGATTGGAAATCTTCAACAGCAGGTCAGACATTCAAGAACAAAAAGGAAGCATTTCAATATTTTAGGGATTTAGGAATCAAGATAGGTGATTCAAGGAAATATCCAATGGATGAACAGATTGCTATTGGAATGGCACAATGGCATTCTAAATTCAGTGAAACATATCCTGAATTTACATCTAAGATTGTTCACAAGATTCCTGAAATCAAAAATGTTGCACCTTCATCACTTCCATATGGTGTTCTTGGACAGTTTGAATATTATTTGACAGGTAAGGTTTCAGGAATCAAGCTGAATTCTTATGCACACAGAAGTTATGATGAAGCAATGAAAAGTTCAATGCGTTCTGCTGAACGTGGTTGGCATAGTGGTGGTTCTGCTTATCATACAATCATTCATGAATATGGTCATTATGTATCACATTCAATGGGTGAATTGGAAAAAGGGTTTGAACATAAAATCATAACAGAAACAGTCAAAGAGTATAAAAAGAATCATCCTGAATATACTTTTGACACATACAAGGGTGCATCAGATGCACTTAGTAAATATGGAACAACTTCTGAATCTGAATGTTTTGCAGAATGTTTTGGTGAATACTTTGGTGAAGATGAACCAAGGGAATTTGCAACAATATTTGGAAAGATACTTGAAAAAGCAATGAAAGGGGTGCAGTAATATGGAAGAACCAAAAGGAATTGAATATTGGTACATGGATGAAAAAGATGAAGAATGGAAGATTTCTGATGATGCACCTGATTGGGCAAAGAAAGAATTTGAAGAATATTTCAAATTGATAAATGACCCAACACATAAGTTTTGATTGAAAACACCTTGGAAACAGGGTGTTTTTATTATGTCCTAAGTAAGACTTTAAACTGCTTTATTTTTATGTCATTTTCATGGGTGACCATGTAAAACATCAGTGACTGACAGTCACATCCAAGACATAACTTGTAAAAATTGTAAATGTGAAAGGAAGGAATATAACAATGACATTACAGGAATTATTGAAAGCACAGAACTTGACTGATGAACAGGTCAAAGGAATTCTTGATGCTATGAAACAGAACAAAATCTATACTGCATCAGAAGAAAATCTTGATGTGAGATATGGAAAATTAAAGACTGAACATGATGCAATGGTTGCAAAGGATGCAGAATCACAGAAGCTGATTGCAGAACTTCAGAAAGCAACTAAAGGTCAGGAAGATGTGCAGACAAAAATCACAGAGTATGAAGCAACTATTCAGAAACAGCAGGAAGAACTTGTTGAAGCAAAAACAGAATCTGCATTGAAGATTGGTCTTCTTTCAGCAGGTGCAAAGGCAACCGACATTGATTATCTGATTTATAAAATGAATCATGACAGTGATTGGAAACCTGAACTTGGTGAAGATGGTCAGGTCAAAGGTCTTGATGACAAGGTAAAAGGACTGAAAACACAGTTCCCAAGTCAGTTTGAATCAACTTCCACAAAGAAAATTGAAGAAAAGAAACTTGAGAAGCCTGAACAGAAAGACACAATCACAAAGGAAGACTTCAACAAAATGGGATATCAGGCAAGAAACAAGCTGTTCAATGAAAATCCTGAATTATACAAAGAATTATCAAGAAATTAAGAAAGGTTAAAAGGTGAAAAATTATGGCAAGTACAACAACTAAATTATCCAACATTATCAATCCTGAAGTCATGTCTGACATGATTGAAGCAAAGATTGAAGCACAGTGCAAGATTACACCATATGCACATGTAAACACAGACTTACAGGGAACAGCAGGTGACACAATCACAGTTCCATCTTGGAATTACATTGGTGATGCTGAAGACTTTGATGTTGAAAAAGCATCTGATACAAATGCTGAAGTTGAAACAACAAACCTGACAGCAGGAAGCACAACATTCACAATTAAATGTGCAATGAAGGCTGTTTCCATCTTACAGACTGCAATCAACAGTGGTCTTGGAAATCCTATTGGTCAGGCAACTTTACAGTTAGCAAAATCTATTGTCAACAAAGTGGACAATGACCTTATTTATGCTATTTATGCAAAGATGACTGCATCCAAGGATAAATGCATTATTGCTGATGAAAAAGCAAATTATGTCAACTATGATGGAATTGTTGATGCAGTAACTAAGTTTGAAGATGAAGAAGATGGAATTGAAAAGGTTATGTTCATCCATCCAAAACAGGAAAAAGCACTGCTTACTGATGCAGATTTTATTTCTGCTGATAAATTTGAAGCAGGTGTTGCAGTCAATGGTTCTATTGGTAAGATTGCAGGTTGTTGGATTAAGAAATCCAAGAAAGTAAAACAGGAAGAAACAACCAACTGTTGGTTAAATCCTATCATCAAACTTGAACCTGATTCTGCTGAAACAGAGTACACAGAAGATGAACTTCCTGCATTAACTATCTTCTTAAAGAAAGATACACAGGTTGACCATGAATGGTTTCCTAAGAAACAGAAGCATGATATCACTGCTTCTAAGTATTATGGTGTTGCAGTAACAAATGCATCTAAACTTGTTGTTGCAAAATTCAAGGGTGATGCACCTACTGCCTAAATAAAGAAAGGCGGTGAATCTGATGATTATATCAGTTGATGATATTGTGTCCATGCCTGATTTCATAGGGCAGGACACAAAGATTCTTCAAAAGAAGCTGAATGCATTGGAACTTCTTATCAGGAAGTACACCAATAACAATTTTCAGAACAGAAGCATCAGATTCATAGGAAATAGTCTTGGTGACAGAATCTTTGGTGGTCATCCATTCATCAGAGTTGGTGACACCATTCAGATTTCAGAATCAGAAGTGAATGATGGACTGTATGTGGTCACTGAAGTTGGCAAGGACTTCATAAGACTTGACAAAGAAGTGTTCACTATTGATTCCAACATGGTCACAAAAGTTGTCTATCCTGAAGATATTCAGGTTGGAATCATCAATCTTCTGAAATATGAAGTTGATATGCGTGATAAGGTTGGAATCAAATCTGAATCGCTGTCAAGACATTCTGTGACCTATGTTGATTATGATGCAAATAACCAAGTGATGGGATATCCTGTTTCCCTGCTTGGTTTTTTAAAACCTTACATGAAAGCAAGATTCTGATGATTTCAGTTGGTGGAAATACAACTGCATTGATTCAGGTGAAAGATGAAGGAACAAAGAACATCATTGGTGAAAAGAAACATGTGTGGATGGATGTCACATCACTGAAAGGTTGGTTGGACTTATCCAATGGTCAAAATGACATTAGTGAATACAGTGCAAAGGTGCAATCATCCACACATATTTTCATCTGTGATTTTAAATCCTTCAGAAATCTTTCAAAGAAATGGGTTTGTAATCCATTCAATCTGAAAACAGGTGTTATTCAGTCACAACAGGATGAAAAAAAGATTGATGCAACATCTGAAAATGCAAGAATGATTATTGATGGGGTTGAATATCACATCTTAATGATTGATGACCCTATGGGAATGCATCAGCACTTGGAAATCATGCTTCAGTATATTGGGGGTGGTTTAGGTGTCTAAGAATGTAGAATTCCATAGTTATTCAGTGAATGTGAAAACAGCACTGAAAGATAAAGCAATTGCTTTTCTTCATGAAATTGGTGGTGAAATCAGGTCACAGGCACAAAGAAATAGCAGAAGAAAGACATCACAGACATCAGGTTCTTATCAATACAAGGTTGATGAAGATGCACTTGCAGTTCATATTGGTTCAGATTATTGGAATGCAATCTATGAAGAATTTGGAACAGGTGAACATGCAATCAATGGTGGTGGCAGAAAAGGTTATTGGGTCTTTGTTGACACAGGTGGAAAACCACAAGCACCAAAAGGTGGGAAGACATACACCAAGGAAGAAGCAAAAAGAGTTGTTGCTATTATGAGAAAGAAAGGACTGAATGCTTATTATACAAATGGTAAAACAGCAAACAGACCTTTATACAGAGCATTCACAGCAACAGAAGGAAAGATTCAGTCTGTTGCTGAAAGATATTTTGGGGGTGTTTGATAATGACAATTGAAGGTCTTAATTATATAAGCAACCTGTTAGAATCATTAAACATTCCCTATGAATTCATGGAATGGACTTCTGATTTTCCTGAAACATATTGGATTGGTGAATATCAGGAAGTAGAACCATTGAATGAAGATGGAATGGAAGAATGTAATTTCATTCTGACAGGTAACACAAAAGGAAGTTTTCTGAATCTTGAAGCTGTGAAGGAATTACTGAAGGACACATTTGGATGTGATGGAATAACAGATATCATGAAAAGTGGTTCAGGAATTGCAATCATGTATGTGACAGCATATCCTGTTCCTTCAGTTGAATTTGGTGTTCATAGATTAGAAATAACATTAAGAATAAAAGAATGGAAGGTGTAAAACATGGCAAAGTTTGGAAAAACAGGTGTGACATCTGACACACCTAAAAAGATTTTGTTTGGTGCAGGTACGATTCATAAGAATGTGACTTATGATGAAAGTTCCCACAAATGGAATTTTGAAAATTCAATTATGGGTGCAACACAGGGTGGTTCTAAGATTACAATCACACCTGAATTTGCAGACATTGAAGCAGATGGTGCAATGGTTGCAGTAAAAGGTCTTAAAGTCAAGACAGGTGAAACTGCTGAAATGGAAATCAATTTCCTTGAAATCACAAAGGACATTATCAAATCAGCAATCATTGGTGTTGAAGGAACTTCTCAAGATACCAATTATGACCTGATTGAATCAAAGGCAGATGTTGAAGATGGTGATTATCTTCAGAACATTGCTTTTGTTGGTAAGACATTAGGCGGTAAAAATATCATTGTTATTATGGACAATGCACTTTGTACAAGTGGACTTGAATCAAATGGTGAAAATAAGAAAGAAGGGGTTGGAACATATACATTTGCATGTCATGCAGACCTTGATTCTGACCTTGACACCCTTCCTTATCACATTTATTATCCAAAAACACTTGCGTAATTAGAAAGGATGGTTTTGAACAATGGCAAAAGTAAAGGTTATAAATGAATTCAATGACAGATACACAGGGAAACTTCACAAGATTGGTGAAGTGTTTGAAGCTGATGACAAAAGAATTTCTGAAATCATGGAAGTTTCAAAACACCTGATTGAAGTGCAGGAAGATAAAGAACCTGCAAAAAGAACAAGAAAGAAAGTGGGTGAAGACTAATGGAATTTGAACTTAGAACACTGAAATCTGATGACTTATTCCCAATGTTTGGGATTCTTTCAAAGATTGGTTTCAAGGATTTAAAGGAAATCATCACACCTGATAAAATCAAAGACATGAAGTCAATGATTAGTCAGAAGGATGATGAAGATGAAAACACAGATGCTACAACAATGCTTGGTGTATCTGTTGTGATGGAAGTTGTTTCTATCATTATGAAGAATCTTCCTTCCTGCAAAAATGAAATTTACACTTTTCTTTCAGGTCTGTCAGGAATGACAGTCAAGGAAATTGGAAACCTTGACATGGTAACTTTCACTGAAATGATTGTTGCTGTTGTTCAGAAGCAGGAATTCAAGGATTTTTTCAAGGTTGTTTCAAAATTGTTCAAGTAAACCATCTTACTTTTATGGACTTGCTATTCAGAGAATATGCAAGTCCATTTATTTTGCTTGATAAGGTGATTGGTGCAGGGCAATTGATGGACTTCTTAGAAGTCTTTGATGAAAAACAACAGCACAATGAACTTTGGGAATTCTATATTCACAAACTTCCACCTTGGGATGAAAGAACATTTGAACAGTTCAAGCATGATTTGAAAGTTGGTAACAAACCAAAGGGTGAAAGACCAACAAATGAACAGCTTGAAGCAACCATAAAAGATTCTTATAAAATCATGCAAAATTTTGAAATAGAAAAGGAAGGGGGTTAATTGAATTATGGATTTGTTTAAACTTGTTGGAAGTATTTTCATCAATAACAAAGAAGCAAACAGTCAGATTGATGAAACCAATACAAAAGCACAGAATCTTGCAACCAAGATTGGTTCTGCTATGGAAACAGCAGGAAACAAAATCACAGGTCTTGGGAAAGCAATTGCACCTGTGTCAGCAGTTCTTGCAACTGCATTGACTACTTCAACAAAGTCAGCTTCTGACTTTCAAAATGGTATGGCAAAGATGTCAACCTTGTTTGATACTTCCAAGACTTCAGTTAGTGACTTATCCAAGGAATTCTTGACCCTATCCAATAAAACAGGTTTGTCTGCATCAGAACTTGCTGAAGCAGGATATCAGGCACTGTCAGCAGGTCAGAGTGTGGACAAGGTTGGAAAGTTTGTTGAAACAGCAGGAAACCTTGCAAAAGCAGGTTTCACAAGTACAACAACAGCGGTGGATGTGTTGACAACAGCAATGAATGCTTATGGTAAATCAGCAGGAAGTGCTGATGAAATAGCAAACAAACTTGTTAGAACACAGAACTTAGGTAAAACCACTGTTGATGAACTTGCATCTGCAATGGGTAAAGTTATTCCAACAGCTTCTTCAATGGGTGTCAATATCAACAACTTGACATCAGGTTATGTTTCACTTACTAAACAGGGTATTGCAACAGCAGAAGCAACCACATACATGAACAGTATGTTCAATGAATTGGGTGATTCAGGAACAACACTTGGTGGTGTCATCAAGGAAAAAACAGGAAAGTCATTCCAAGAATGTATGAATTCAGGAATGTCACTTGCTGATGTCCTTCAAGTTACAAAGCAGTATGCAGATGAAAATGGTATTGCTTACAATGAATTATGGTCATCTGCTGAAGCAGGAAAAGCAGGTCTTGCAATCCTGAATGGTGGTGTTGATGAATTCAACAAAACAGTTGAAACAATGGCATCTGATACAGATGATGTTGGTGAAGCATTGGATAAATTGGAAACACCATCAGTCAAGGCACACAAAGCAATCAATCAGATTAAGAACAGCGGTATTGAATTAGGTACTGCATTCATTGGTGCTTTAGCACCAACACTTGAAAAAGTGTGTGGTGTTGTGGAAAAGGCAACAACATGGTTCAGCAGTCTTGATGACCACACTAAAACTATGATTGCAACAGCAATGGGAATTGGTGCAGTTGCTTCACCTGTTTTGATTATTGGTGGAAAAATCATCAGTGGTATTGGTTCAATGGTTGGTAAGATTGGAACAGCTATATCAACTATATCATCACTGTCAGGTTCTATTGGCGGTCTGTCAGGTGTCCTTGGTGCAATCACAAGTCCTATTGGATTGGTGGTGGTGGCAATCACAGCATTGATTGCAATCTTTGTTGCATTGTACAACACCAATGAAGATTTTAGGAACACTGTTCAGTCAGCATGGGCAACCATCAAAGAAACAATCAGCACTGTTATTGAAGCAGTGAAAGAATTGATTTCAGCATTCATTCAGCTTGTCAAACAGGCTTGGGATGCTTGGGGTCAGGACATTATCAATGTAGTAACAAATGCATTCAATTATATCAGCACATTTATTGATTCAGCACTGAAGATTGTTCAGGCAGTCATCCAAACAGTGACAGCACTAATCAAAGGTGATTGGTCAGGTGTGTGGGATGGTATTAAAAACATTGTGTCAACAGTGTGGGATGCAATCAAGAATTTGATTTCATCAGGTATTGAACTTGTGAAATCTATCATTCAGCTTGGTCTGAATGTTGTAAAAACAGTATTTACAACAGTATGGAATGCAATCAAGGGAATTGTTCAGGCAGTATGGAATGATTTGAAGTCTGTGATTACAACTGTATTGAATGCAATCAAGTCATTCATCAGCACAGCACTGAATGGAATCAAGTCTGTATTTTCTACAATTTGGAATGCAATCAAATCTGTTGTGACAACAGTCATCAATGCAATAAAGTCAGTGATTTCATCTGTCTTTAATGCGATAAAATCAACAATCACAAGTATCTTGAATTCAATCAAATCTGTGTTCAGCAGTGTTTGGAATGGAATCAAGTCAACTGTGTCTTCAGTTATAAATGGTATTAAGTCCACTATTTCAAGTGGAATGAATGGTGCAAAATCAACTGTGACAGGTGTATTGAATGGAATCAAATCTTCATTCACAAGCATTTGGAATGGATGTAAATCTGTTGTTTCAGGTGCTATTAGTAAAATTAAATCAATCATGAACTTCAGTTGGTCATTGCCACATTTGAAATTACCACATATTTCAATCAGTGGTTCTTTCAGCTTGACACCACCATCTGTTCCACACTTTGGAATCAGTTGGTATAAGAAAGCTATGGACAGTCCTTTCATGTTCACACAACCAACATTGTTTGATGTGAATCCTGTCACAGGTACTGCAAAAGGTGCAGGTGAAGCAGGTGATGAAATCATGTATGGACATAGTAATCTAATGAATGACATTCAGGATGCAGTTGGTCATCATGACAATTTAATTGTGAAAGCCTTGAATGATTGGTTTGAACAGTTATTTGCAATCTTTGAAGAATGGTTTCCTGAATTCAAAGGTCAGTTGGTTCTTGACACAGGTGCATTGGTTGCAGAAACAGCACCTGCAATGGATGAAGAACTTGGTAAGATTATAAGAAGAAAGGAAAGACAATAATGCAGACAGTGACATTTGGAACAAAAAATTCATATGATGACTTTGGTCTAATCCTGACTGACAAAGATATTGGATTTCCTGAACCAAAGTTGGAAGAAGTTGATGTGATTGGTGCTGATGGTGTCATTGACTTATCAGAAGTCTTGAATGATGACATTAAGTATAAAACACGAAAACTTCAGTTTACTTTTACAGTTCTGAAAGGAAGTAAATATTGGGCATCAACAGTTGCTGATGTTGCAAATTACCTTCATGGTAAAAAGTTAAGAATTCAAATGGATTTTGACCCTGCCTATTATTACACAGGCAGGTGCAAAATCAATTCATTCAAGACTTCCAAAAGGTTATGCACCATCACAATTGATGCTGAATGTGAACCTTACAGACTTGATATAAATGGAAATGGTGAAAAATGGTTGTGGGACACATTCAGTTTTCAGAATGGTTTCATCAGAGTGAATGCAGTCACAGTCAATGGTTCATTGCAGGTCAATTTGCAAAATCAAAGAAAGATTGTATCACCGACATTCACCTGTTCAACAGCAATGACAGTGACATTTGATGGTGTTACATATAACCTTCCAAAAGGAAAGGCACAGGTTCTTGGAATCAGACTTCAATATGGAACAAATTATGTGACATTCAAAGGAAATGGAACAGTCAAAATTGAATATCAAGGGGGTGCGTTATAAATGTATCGTGTATATTGTAATGATTCCCCTTTGTATGATTTAAGGGATGAAGACCTTGTTTTGATTTCCCCAACTGTGAAGATTGGGGAAAACACAGCAGGGTCTTTTGAATTCAGTATTCTTCCAAAACATCCACATTATGAAGAAGTCAATGAATTGACTTCAGTCATTACTGCTTATGATGGTGATGAAGAAATCTTTTGTGGAAGGGTTGTGGAAATTACAAAGGATTTATACAACAGAAAGAAAGTCATTTGTGAAGGTGAACTTGCATATTTTAACGATTCAATTCAAAGACCTGCAAAATATCAGGGATTGACAGTCAGGGGTTATCTTGAAACCTTGGTGAATATCCATAATCAGCAGGTTAAGAATCAGGGCATTGACAAAACATTCAAAGTTGGTGCAGTTACTGTTCAGGATAACAATGACTATGTTTACAAATATACCAATTGGGAATCCACATTGGAAGTCATCAAGACAGACCTGTTGAAAACCTATGGTGGTTATTTGAGAATCAGAAAAGAAAATGGTGTCAGATATCTTGATTACCTTGCTGATTATCCAAACACAAACACACAGGTGATTGAATTTGGTTCAAACTTATTGGATTTCACACATGATATGGTTGCTTCTGATATTGTCACAGCAGTCATTCCACTTGGTGCAAGGCTTGAAGATGTCACAGAAGTTGAAGGTCTTGATGCTTATTTGACAATCAAAGATGTCAATGGTGGTGTTGATTATGTGTATTCACAGGAAGCAGTCAAAAGCTATGGATGGATATTCAAAACAGTCAAATGGGATGATGTTCATGTTGCAGATAACCTTTTAAAGAAAGGGAAGGAATATCTGACAGATATTCAGTTTGCACAGATTACATTGACAGTATCTGCTGTTGACCTTCACATGCTTCATGTGGACATGGAAAGAATCAAAGTCCTTGATAGAATCAGGGTCACATCAACACCTAATGGTCTTGATAGATTTTTCCCTGTGTCAGAAATGACAATTTATTTGGATAAACCATCAAACAATAAGTTGACCCTTGGGACATCCTATTCCAAGAGTAGTTTATCAACTAAAACAGAATCAAATATAACTTCAATCAAAGACAAGATTGAAGAACTTCCAAAGAAGTCTGAAATCCTTGAAGAAGCAAAGAAGAATGCTTCTGAACTTATCAAAACAGCAACCAATGGTCATGTTGTTCTTGGTGATAATGCAGATGAACTTCTTATCATGGACACAAATAATAAGAATACTGCTAAACATGTTTGGCGGTGGAATCTGAATGGTCTTGGATATTCCAAGACAGGTTATAAAGGAAGCTATGAACTTGCAATGACAATGGATGGTCAGATTCTTGGAACATTGATTGCAGGTGAAGCAATCAAGGCAGAACATATTTCAACAGAATACAAAACATCAGTTGAAAGACAAATCAGTAATGCAAAAGAAGATGTTGAAAATGATGTTCAGGAAGAATTGAAATCTTATTGGACAAAGACAGAAGTTGAAACAGCAATCAATCAATCTGCAAATTCAATTAAACTGTCAGCGAAAGAAACAGCTTCAGGATTGATTTCAGAAGCATTGAAATCTTATTCCACATCAGCACAGATTGAAGTTACAACCAATGCAATCAGTTCAGAAGTGAAGAAAAAGGTTGGTTATTCTGAAGTAATCAGTTCAATCAATCAATCTGCTGAATCAGTTGCAATCAAGGCTTCCAAGATAAAACTTGAAGGTCTTGTGACAGCAAACAAAAACTTTCAAGTGCTTACTGATGGAAGTATTATTGCTAAAAACGGAACATTTACAGGTAATATCACAGGTTCAAGAATCACAGGTTCAACAGTCAACATTACAGATTCAAAAGGATGCAAGATTGATTTGGATGCTTCAGGTCTTAGAATTGAAGCAAATAAATACACAGACATTTTTGGACATCAAGGTGGAAAACTTGTCATTGGTACAACAGCATCTATTCTTGAAGCTATGTTTTCACCAATCTGTTTTTATCCTGCTGATGGTGGTGTATGGAATTTACCTGTTGCATCAGGATGTAACAAATTCAGATTTGTGTGGAATGCTATGTCATCATGTTATGTTGAAATTCAGACATTATTTGGTGCTTATGGATTGACAGCATGGGCATCTGATAAAAAGCTGAAGAAAAACATCATTGATTCTGAAATCAGTGGAATTGATGAAATTATGAAAATTCCACATTATTCCTTTGATTGGAAGAATAAAGATTATCATGTTGATTGTGGTTACATTGCACAGGAAATGGAAAAGTTGAATCAAAGTTATGTAATAAAGATTGCACAACATGATGAAAAAGGACAGTACACAGGTGACAGTTATCAGATTGATGAAACTGCAATCATCCCTGTCATTACAAAGGCATTACAAGAAGTCATTGAAAGATTGGAAAGGTTGGAAGAAAAATGAATATACCATTATCAGTTTTATTAGAAAATACAAAAATCAGGATGACTGATTCTGTGAATAAAGTTATTCAGGAATCAAATCTTCCTGCTTATCTGATAGAAGGAATTCTGTCAGATATCCTTGCAGAAGTCAGAAAACAGAAGAATCTTGAATTAGCATCTGACTATGCAAGTATGAATGAAGAAAATCAGAAAAGTGAAGAAGATGAAAAGGAAGGTGAATAATAATGGCAAACATTAAACCTTATACAGATGAAATTGCAAATGCTGTCTATGGTGAAGAAGTAAGAAGTTCAATCATCAATGCACTAAACAAAGTCAATGATGATAATAACAGTTATCAGGACATCAAGAATCAGATTGTTGCTTCTAAGGATGATGTCAATGAAGGTGTTGCAGAATTTGATGCAAAGGTTGCTTCAGCACAGGATGCAACAACAGCACTTATCAATGCAACATCCAATGGAAACACAGCAAAGTCTGCACTTGATAGTGCTATTACTTCAGCAAACACAGCAAGAACCAACTTGGTTTCTGCAACTACTTCAGCAAACAATGCTGAAAGCACACTGAAGTCAGCAACATCAACTGCACAGACTGCAACAGCATCTGCAAATGATGTGAAGAAGAATCTTGATTCTTCCATCAGTTCAGCAAACAGTGCTAAATCTGCACTTGATACTGCAATCAGCAATGCAAATACAGCTAAATCAAACCTTGATACAAGTACATCAACAGGTAACACAGCAAAGAACAATCTTGATACTGCAATTAGTAATGCAACCAAGACAAGAAGTGACCTGAATGCAGTTATCAGTTCAGCACAGTCTGCACAGTCATCTTTGTCAGGTGTTATTGCACAGGCATCAACAGCACAGACAAACCTTCAGAATGCCACCAACAGTGCAACCAATGTATTCAATCAGCTTACTGCTGAAAATGTTTCAGCAAAAGCAAACCTTGATGCATTAAGAAGTGAAGACTTCAATGCACAGGAAATTCTGTCAGGTGTCACAGATATCAGAGCATATCTTGGAATGATTGAAACAGAAGATGTTCTTGGTATCACAATGGATTACAAGAACAAAACCTGCACAAGAATAGCAGGTGCAAAGAATCTGACAGCAGGTGCAGACTTTGACAAGTTCAGCATGTATGGTGGAAGAAAAAGATGCAATGTGTCTGATGGTGGAACAATCGATGCTTACTATGGTGATGAAGGTTACACAGAAGATGGTTCAAATGGTCAGGTCATGGTGTATCAGCCTAAGTTCTATTATCTTGTGTGTCCACTTGAATATGACAGACAGGAAACAGGCTATGGTTATCATTTAAGAAAAGCAAACTACTATGTTAGTGAAACACAAAGGGCAGGATTCAAACTTCATCCTGCATTCTATGACAAGAATGGAAATGAAGTTGATTATATCCTTATGTCAGCATATGAAGGATGTATTTATGACACATCTGCAAATGCTTATTTAAAAAATGATGAACAGGTCATGGATGCTTCCAAAGACAAGTTCAGTTCCATTGCAGGTGCAAGACCTGCAACAGGTGTATCACAGAACCTGACAAGACCAAACATTGAACAGATGGCAAAGAACAGGGGTGAAGGTTGGCATTCACTTGGAATCAAAACAGCATCTATGGAACAGTTACTGATGATTGTTGAAATGGGAATGATGAACCTTCAGACTGCTATTGGTCAGGGTGTTGTCAATCTTCCTTGGGCAACAGGTTCTGACACAACAAGTTCTTATGCAGGTGTAACAGGTTCAACTTCTTCACTTGGTAATGGCACAGGAAAAGCAACAGAAACAACCACATATGAAGGTGGTGTTGCTACAAATAACACAGCAGATGGAAAAACTTCTATTTGTTATCGTGGTGTTGAAAACTTTTGGGGTAACATTTGGAAATTTGTCTATGGTATAAGCATTTGGGGAAATGGAAAGATGGCAGGTGGTATGCCTTATATCTGTTCAGACTTCAATTATGCTGAAGAAAAGAACACAGACAACTATGAATGTGCAGGATTCACAGTCACACCAAAAGAAGGATATATTTCAGCAATGGGGTATTCCACTAAGTATGATTGGTTGTTCATTGCATCTGAATGTCTTGGAAACAGTTCACTTCCTGTTGGTGATTACACTTGGCTTACACAGAACCTGAATGGATATAGGATTGCTCTGTTGGGCGGTGGTTGGCGTAATGGTTCTGCTGCGGGTGGTTTCTATTGGGCTTTGAATAACGGTCTTGGGACTCGTGCTCGTGATATCGGCGGTCGCTTGGTGTATGTACCAACAGTCACTGTTTAATTAAATATATGGGTTAGGTAATTGTTGATGGCAACATCTTCCACCTTGTTGTTATATCTGTACACAATAAAAACATTTTCAAGATTACTCTATTAGGCAGTAATTGGAATAATGGTTCTAATGCAGGTAGTTTCTATTGGAATTTGAATAACAGTGTTGGGAATCGTAATCGTAATATCAGCAGTCACTTAGTAAATGCGTGGTTGATTTCAGGCAGTCCAAAAGGACTGTCTGTTTTCATATAAAAAAAAATTGTGGAAATTACTTGACCCTGCCACTTGGCAAAACACAAAAGCCTGTCATTCATTGATGACAGCACATGGAATAAATCTGTTTTGGTAAATCCTGAAAGGAAGTTGAAGAATCAGAAACACGCATACAAAAAATGACAGAAAGAATTGGTGGTTGTAATTATATGAAGCGTTATGGACATTTATATGAAAAGATTTATGATATGGAAAATTTGAAGTTAGCACATCAACATGCAAAGAAAGGGAAAGGATGGTATGCAGAAGTGCAAATGATTGATTCTGACCCTGATAAGTACCTGAAGGAATTGCAGGATATGCTGATAAATAAAACCTATCATACATCTGAATATGAAGTGTTCTATAAGAATGAGCATGGGAAAACAAGAAAGATTTATAAACTTCCTTATTTTCCTGACAGGGTCGCACAGTGGGCAATCTTGCAGGTAATTGAACCATATTTAATCAAGCACCTTATTTCTGATACCTTTTCAGCAATACCTGACAGGGGAATTCACAAAGGACTTAGCAGGGTAAAGAAAGCAGTCCAACATGATGTTCCAAACTGTCAATATTGTCTGAAGATAGATGCAAGACATTATTATCAATCAGTGAATCATGACATTCTGAAACAGAAATACAGAAAGATGTTCAAAGATAATGACCTTCTTTGGATTCTTGATGAAATCATTGATTCAATCAACACAGCAGAAGATGAAGACCTTGTTTCAATATATCTGTTAGATGAAGACATTGACCCAAACACAGGGATTCCAATTGGAAACTATCTGTCACAGTACAGTGGGAATTATTACTTCAGTGATTTTGACCATTGGATGAAAGAAGTCAAGCATGTCAAATATTACTTCAGATATATGGATGACATTGTGATTCTTGCAAGAACTAAGGAAGAACTGCATCAGTTGCTGAAAGAAATCAATGAATACTTCCATAACAATATGAAGTTAGAAATCAAGAAGAATTATCAAGTGTTTCCAACTTATGTAAGGGGTATTGATTACCTTGGTTATAGGGTGTTTGTTTCCTATGTGCTATTAAGAAAGCAAACCTGCAAAGACATGAAAAAGAAAATGGTGAAGATAAGGAAGAAAGTTGAATCAGGGAACATGATGAACTATTCAGAATGGTGTTCAATAAATTCTTACAAAGGTTGGACTGATTATGGAAATTGTTTCAGACTGACACAGAAATATGTTGAACCATTGATTCCATATGCAATTAAATATTATGAATTGAATGTCAAGAAAGGTGGAAAAGTAGCATGAAACAGTACGGAACACAAAGAAGTACAGTGAAACCTGAAGATGTGGAAATCACTGAATCAAAGGTTTTCACTTATGAAAGCATCACTGAAATTAAAGTGAAGAATCCTGAATCATATGATGAAGTCACAATGTATGAATTCACTTTGACAGAGTATGACAAAGATGAATACATCAGGATTCAGGCAGAAAAGAATGCAAGTCTTGAAGAACAGATGACACAGACACAGGTTGCACTGTGTGATGTTTATGAAATGTTAGCATAGAAAGGAAGTGATTGTCATGGTGAAGATTTATGCAAATCTTATCATCAAAGGAATTAAAACCATTGATGATGTACCAACAAGAATCAAAGATGAAGTCAAGCAGGAATTGGTCAAAGAAGGTCATCCTGACCTTGCTGAAGTAGGTGATGAAGGTTGATAACCAATCTTATCATAAATATTTTATTTAGAAAGGAAGTGGAAAACATGGCAGTAGTATATGCAACACTTATCATCAAAGGTGTGAAGACAATTGATGATGTCCCTGCAAGAATCAAGGACAAGGTTGTTCAGGTTTTGATTGACCTTGATTGTGGTGATTTAGCAGGTCAGGCATAAGTCAATAACACACAGCAAAGCATCATGCAGAAATGCATGGTGCTTATTTTATGAAGAAAGGAAGATAAACAAGATGAATATTAAAGAAGGAATTTGCACAGGCATTGGTGTCATTGGAAGCATCATTGCATCAGCGTTTGGTGGATGGGACACAGGTTTGGTTACATTACTTATTTTTATGGGAATTGATTACTTTTCAGGATTGGTGGTTGCAGGTGTTTTTCACAAGTCCAACAAAACTGAATCAGGTGCATTGGAAAGCAAAGCAGGATGGAAAGGACTTTGCAGGAAATGCATGACCCTTTTGTTTGTATTGATTGCATATAGATTAGATTTAGCAATTGGTGTGGATTACATCAGAAATGCAGTAATCATTGGATTTATGGCAAATGAATTGATTTCAATTGTGGAAAATGCAGGTCTTATGGGTCTTCCATTACCTGATGCAATCAACAAAGCAATTGATGTTTTAACAGAACAGAAAGAAGGGTAATAAATGACTAATCAGGAATTCATCAAGAAAGTTGCAGATACAGTCTGCAAGGTAGCACTGTCTTATGGAATCTTGGTTCATAGTCCAATCATTGCACAGGCAATCTTAGAAAGTGGGTGGGGCAAGTCAAAACTTGCTTCCACCTATCACAATTATTTTGGTCTGAAATGTGGGACTAAATGGACAGGAAAATCAGTGAATCTGACAACACAGGAAGAATATGAAGTTGGAACACTAACAACCATCAAAGACAATTTTAGGGTTTATGACAGCATGGAAGATGGAATCAAAGGGTATTTTGAATTCATTCAGCTTCCAAGATATAGCAATCTGAAGGGCATCACAGACCCTAAGACATATCTTGAAACCATCAAGGCAGATGGATATGCTACATCTTCTACTTATGTAGATAACAACATGAAGTTAATCAATCAGTATGATTTGACACAGTACGACAAGAAAGAAGGTAACAACAGTATGTCATATGATAGAACAGCAGTAGTGAATCAGGCAAAAGCATGGCTTGGATATAATGAAGCAGATGGTTCACACAGAGCAATTATTGATTTATACAACACACAGAATCCAAGACCAAGGGGTTACAAGGTAACATATACAGATGCATGGTGTGCAACCTTTGTATCTGCTGTTGCAGTGAAACTTGGTTATACAAGAATCATTCCAACAGAATGTTCATGTAATTACATGATTAAAGGTTTTCAGCAGATTGGATGTTGGGTTGAAAATGATGCATATGTTCCAAAAGCAGGTGATGTGATATTCTATGATTGGCAGGATTTAGGCATTGGTGACAATGTTGGTTCATCTGACCATGTAGGAATTGTTGAAAAATGTGATGGTAAGACAATCACAGTCATTGAAGGAAATGTTTCAAACAAGGTTGGAAGAAGAACACTTGCAGTCAATGGAAAATATATCAGAGGATTTGGTGTTCCTGCCTACACAACACAGTCTGCATCCACACCTGCACATTCTACAACAAAGAAAGACATCACAACCATTGCAAAGGAAGTCTTAGCAGGTCAGTGGGGTAATGGTGATGACAGAAAGAACAGACTAACAAATGCAGGTTATGATTATGCAACAGTTCAGGCAAAGGTCAATGAACTTGTAAGTGGTAAAACATCCACACCAACAAAATCAGTTGCTGAAGTAGCAAAAGAAGTTCTTGCAGGAAAATGGGGAAATGGAACTGCAAGAAAGACTGCACTTGAAAATGCAGGATATAACTATTCTGAAGTTCAGCAGAAAGTCAATGAACTTTGTGGACAGAAGTCTCTGACTGAAGTTGCAAAGGAAGTTATTCAAGGGAAGTGGGGCAATGGTGCAACACGAAAATCTAAGTTAGAACAGGCAGGATATAATTATTCTGCTGTTCAAGCAGAAGTAAACAGACTTTTGCGTTAGTAACCTGATAGAAACAAAAGAGTAACAAACATATCAGAAACTGTCTCTTATACACATCTGACGCTGCCGACGAAGAGGATAGTGTAGA